TAAGGAGTTTATTCATGTCTGAAAATTACTTTATGGGTCTTGACGGATTCGTATGGTTTACTGGTGTTGTTGAAGATAGAAACGACCCAGATAAACTTGGTCGGGTTCGTGTTCGTTGTCTTGGATTTCATACAGAGGATCTAGTTGATATACCAACCGCAGACTTGCCGTGGGCAACTGTTATGCATCCTGTTACAAATCCCTCTATGCAAGGATTGGGGCAAACACCATCTTTTTTAGTTGAGGGAACATGGGTTGTAGGTTTCTTTACTGATGCAAAAGAAAAACAACAACCCATTATCATGGGTACATTGCCAGGCAAGCCTTCTACTGCTCCTGATGAGAGAAAAGGTTTTTCTGATCCCAATAAAATTTATCCTTCTACGGCACTTCCTACTTCTGGTCATGGTACAGACAAAGATGAAAATAATTATGACACAGAAACTAAGTTCTTTGAGCCTGATACAAATAGGCTCGCACGAAATGATGTTGATGCAGAGAACGTAGCAACAACTCCTCATAACATAATTGCATTAAAAGAAGATGCACGAACTAAAAACATACCAATCGCAAACACAACCGATGATGAAACAGATTCCAAACAACAGGAATATGATGAACCAAGATCAACTTATGCAGCAGTATATCCAAAGAACCACGTTTTTGAAACTGAGTCTGGTCACATCAAAGAGTATGATGATACAAAAGGTGCTGAACGGATACACGAATATCACAAGAGTGGCACATTCACAGAGATTGATGCAGACGGAAACAAAGTAACCAGAGTGGTTGGAGATAACTATGAGATAGTTGCTGGTAATAACTTCTGTAATATTAAAGGTGATGTTAATCTTACTATTGACTCAAACTGTAAAACGTATATCAAAGGTGATTGGGATATTCAAGTTGACGGCAACAAGAATGAAGTTGTTAAGAAGAATGTTACAGAAACATACGGAACAGATAATATTGAACATTCACATATTGTAAGTATCACTGGTAAACGAGCAGAGACAGTATCAAATACTGTTACTGAAACATATCAGGATACAAAGACGGAAACTGTTACAGGTGCAGTATTGGAAACATATAAAGATGCAAAGACGGAAACTGTTACAGGTGCAGTATTGGAAACATATAAATCAAATCAAACAACAAACATTACAGGTACACTAGACTTAGATGCCTCTACGGAAGTGGACATCGATGCTGGTGTAATTAATTTGAACTAGGAGATGTTATGCCAGCAGTTACAAGAGTTGGATTAGACAGTCATGTAGGTCATGCAAGCCCTACACCAAACCCATTCCATAGAACTCCATATACATCTGGTTCGTCAAATGTAAATACCAATGGAGCTGCAACAGTTCGTATTGGAGATATTACAGGATGTGGAGATCCAGCAACAGGTGGAAGTGGAACAGTATTTGTAAATGGTATTGGTGTTCACAGACAAGGTGACGGAACAGGTGGACATGGAAGTTGGGTGTCGAATGTATCTGCATCTGGTTCACCAAATGTGATAGCAGGTGGATAAATGGCGAAACCAGATTATGCAACACTACTTCCATTGATTGCAGCGGAGACTGATCCAACCGCCAAGGCTGCACTAGAGGCACAGTGTTATGTTTTCAATGAGGTGCTCACCGCAGATGAGGAAAATTTGTTTGGATATGTAAATAATAACTACCTATTGCTAAATCCAGGCCAAGAGGATAATAGTTTCAAAAGTTATGTGGGAGTATACTATAGTGACACAGGAGAAACAACATGACATTGACTAAAAGATCAACAAAAGGTTCTGCACTTACCTTTGATGAGTTAGATGGCAACTTTACACACTTGGGTGGTACTGGAACTTATCACAACAATGGTATTCGTATTGGGCCGCCCGGCACTGTACTAGAAATGATTTCTGGTATATGTGATGGAAGAACTTTAACAGGACACTCTGGTGCATATGTGCTAGAAAACGTAACTGGTATTTTTGATTTGACAAATGGTTATCAAGATGTTCCTGGCTCTACGATAGCGTATACACCACCCACTGGAACAAAGACAGTTATATATGAATTTGAATACCATGAAAGTAGAGATGCCGACACTTATAATTTATATCACACAAAATTTTTCATTGATAGTGATGAGGTAACAAAAATGAGAAATACTGTTTACATGACATTTCAATCGGGTAAAAGAATTAGTAGGTATGTTGTTGATTGCGGTGCAAGTGCAGAGGATTTGCCTTTTGCTAGATATACATCATGGACAAGTCCAAAGACTTTAAAACTGCAAATGAGACAGTATAGTGCTAGTTTTGATACTTCTTTATATGACACCTATTGGTGGGATGGGGTTGCTTCAAGTCAAATTATTCCACCAAGTATAACCATCACTGCAATAGCATAATACATTAACTTATGGTATTTCTAATGTTTTTGTTGGTGGTTAGTGTTATAAATAGTATATAAACTAGGGGTTCTTACAGATGGCGCAGTTTGATGCAGCAACAACTAACAATAGCAAACGTAGTTCTAGAATATATTCAGACATAGATTTATTTTTTGGAAAAAAAACTTCCAATGATGATATTCAAAGTATTACTGATATTAAAGCTGTTAAGCGTTCTGTTCGTAATCTGGTATTAACGAATCATTATGAAAGACCATTCCACCCAGAGATTGGTTCTGGTGTTCGGGATATGTTGTTTGAAAACATGACTCCAATTACAGCACAGATACTTTCAAGAAAGATTGAAGATGTAATTAATAACTTTGAACCAAGAGTAAGATTAGTAGGAATTACAGCAAACCCAAACTTGGATAAAAACTCATACGAAGTTTCGATAGAATTTTATGTCGTTAATGCTCCCACAGAATTAGTTGACTTATCCATAATGTTAGAGAGATTACGATAATGGCAGTAAACGACAAAAGACTTAGAGTTACAGAACTTGACTTTGATGATATTAAAGACAACCTAAAAACTTTTCTAAAAGCACAGAACCAATTTACCGACTATGACTTTGAAGGTTCTGGTATGAGTGTTCTTTTAGATACACTTGCATACAACACACACTACATGGCTTATAATGCCAACATGGTTGCAAACGAAATGTTTTTGGATAGTGCATCTCTACGATCAAGTGTTGTTTCACACGCAAAGAAATTAGGATACGAAGTTTCATCATGTCGAGCTCCTAAAGCGACAGTTAATATATCTCTTGCAACAAATCTACCATCAAGAACAATGCCAGCAGGCACAACATTTACAACAACAGTAAATGGTACAAATTATAACTTTGTTACAACCTCTGACATAACATCAAACAATTCTGGTTCTAGTGTAAACTTTGATGGCACTTCAATTTATGAAGGAACTTGGATTACATCAAAATATCTAGTAGATAGTTCTGACGAAGAACAAAGATTTATTATTGATGATGCAAGAGCAGACACAACAACACTTATCGTAAAGGTACAAACATCTGCAAGTGATACCTTTACTAGAACATATACTAAAGCAACTGATATTTCTGAACTTACTGATGCAAGCACAGTATACTTTTTACAAGAAGTAGAAACAGGAAAGTTTGAAGTATACTTTGGTGATGGTGTTTTAAGTCAAGCGGTATCTGATGGTAACATTGTTTCTTTACAATATGTTGTTACAAATAAATCTGAAGCAAATGGTGCAAGAGTGTTTAGTTCTCCCTCTGCTATTAATGGTATAACAGATATTACTGTAACAACAGTAGGTATTGCAACTGGTGGTGCAGAACCAGAATCAATAGCTTCTGTTAAATTAAATGCACCTTTAGATTACGCAGCACAAGGTCGTGCAGTTACAACAAATGATTACAAGATATTTGTAAGAAAACTTTTTGCAAATACTCAATCAGTTTCTGTTTGGGGTGGGGAAGATGGAAGTTTTGATTCAAGTACAGGTGTAAGTTCTACACCAGAGTATGGTAAGGTTTTCATTTCGATAAAGTCTACTACTGGAAATAATTTAACTGATGTACAGAAATCAAATTTAGTTACTGAATTATCTCCATACAAAGTAAGTTCTCTTACTCCTGTAATCGTTGACGCAGAAACAACCTTTGTTATTTTAAATACAACAGTTCAGTATGATTCAAGTGCAACCACTTATAGTGCAACTGAATTAGCCACTAGAGTAACTAATGTTATTTCATCTTACAATATATCAGACCTACAAACTTTTAATGCACCATTCAGACATTCAAAGTTATTAGGACTCATTGATAATACAGACAGTTCTATTTTGAATAATACAACAACAGTTATCATGGCCAAATATATTGTACCAACATTAAACACCTCGACTTCTTACATCTTAAATTTTAATAATGCATTTTATTATCCACACGAAGGACACAACAAAGATAGTGGTGGTATCATTTCTTCAACAGGATTCTCAATGAGTTCTATTGATTCAACAAAAGAATATTTTTTAGATGATGATGGTTCTGGTAATATCAGAATATATTATTTAGTTTCTGGTACAAGAGTTTATTATAGTCTTAATGCTGGAACAATAGATTATACAAACGGAAAAATAACACTAGACGCAATTATGATTTCTGCTGTGTCTAATGTTGATGGTGCGGTTTCTGCACAAATTCGCGTTACTGTAATTCCAAACTCATATGATATTATTCCTGTAAGAAATCAAATTCTTGAACTTGATACTTTAAACTCTACAGTTGTTGCTGGAGTTGATGCTACTGCCTCAACTGGTATTGGTTATACAACAACTACTACAGGCGGAATAACAACGACAACAGTGACTTCAACGTCATCTACATCGTCACCATCGGCGTACTAATAAATGTCAAAGAATATTTCAAAATTTACTACGAAGATTTCTCCTCTTATTGAAGGACAAGTGCCTGACTTTGTTCAAGCAGACCATCCAGTATTTGTAGATTTTGTAAAAGATTATTTTCAATTTCTGGAAGCAGGCAGATTAACTCTTACTGCCAATGTAGATTATATTTCACAAGAAACAAATACTGTTTCATATATTTTAGAAGAAACTGGTGATAGGATTGTTACTGAACTTGGAGCTGGTACTCTAGGTCATTTTGTAGCTGGTGAAACTATTACTGGTGGTACTTCAAAAGTAACCGCAAAAGTTCTGGTTGATGATTCTAGAAACTCGTATCTTTATGTCACAGGACAACAACAATTTATAACTGGTGAAACAGTAACAGGTGGAACATCTGGTTCTAATGGTACTGTTGATTCGTATCAAGCAAACCCAATTCAAAGTATCCAACAGATGTTGGAATATGCAAACGTAGATAATACTCTTTACGAATTCTTGGATAATATGCGTGATGAGTTCATGCAAGCAATTCCTGAGACTCTTGCGTCTGGTGTTAATAAAAGAAATCTAATTAAAAACATTAAAGACCTCTATTCTGCCAAAGGAACATCAGAGGGTCACAAACTCTTTATGCGTATGTTGTTAGGTGAAGACTCTGAAATTTTCTATCCTAACATTTATGTAATGAAACCTTCTGCTGGTATCTGGCAATCATCATCTGTTATTAGAGCAACTGCTATTGGTTCTTCTTCAGGAACCGAAATTGTTAATCAATTAATTACTGGTCAAACTTCTGGTGCTACTGCGATTATAGAAAATTCTGTTACTAGAATAGAATCTAATGAAACATCAAGTGATTCTATTATTGAATTTACTGTTGGAAGTGTTATAGGAACATTTATTGATGGAGAAGTCATATCTGGTATTTCTACAGAAAGAGATATTGAAATTTCATTTACAGTATTCAGTATTGTTTCTGATACTGCGATAACAAATGATGGTATACTTTATACTGATGGCGAAACTGTTAATGTAGAAGCTATCGGTAATAATTTTGCAGATGTTATTGTTGATGGTGTTAATACTGGTTCTGTAAGTGAACTCATTATAGAAACCACTGGTACAGAATATGAAGTAGGGGATATTGTTACATTTACTAAGAACGCAGCTGACACAGATGTTAAAGAAGCCTCTGGTGTTGTAAGTATGGTTGGTGGTGGTATTCTCCAAGAATCTGGTTCAGATACTATCATACTTGAGGATGCGACCAACACTCAACTCGAATCATTTACAATTGTTCTTGAAACAACTAGCTCAGATAGTTTTATTGGAGATGGTACAACTACAGTATTTAATCTTGTAAACACAAGTGGAACACTAGATAAAATTTATGTAACACTTGATAATGTGTTTTTACCAGCAACATCAAGTGACACTACTATAAACTGGACTGCAACAAGCACACAAATAACATTTGCAAATTCAGTACCACTTAATAGTAAAATATATGTTCGTGGTAATCTAGTAGACTCTTTAGTTTTAGATGGTACATCTACTATTAGTGTAGGTGGAGAAAGTGTTATTCTAGATGAAGGACATCAAATACTTACTGAACAAACTGTAGAAACATTAGACACCTATACAACTACAAACGATCAGATTGTTTTAGAGCATGATACCTTTACAGATATTAATGGTATTAATTCACAAGAATCTGGACATGTTATTAAAGCTGTAGTGACTGATGGTGGGTATGGTTATACAAAACTTCCAACAGTTGATATAACAAGCACTACTGGTAGTGGTGTAAGTATACATGCAACAACTACAGACATTGGTTCTATTAAAGCAACAAAAATTAATAACTTTGGATTTAAATACAGTAATACTAATCCACCAGAGTTATCACACAATGCACACTTTGTTCTTAAAGATATAACAGGTGCTTTTGAAGTTGGTAATACATTAACTTCATCAGGACATACTGGAACTATTAGTGGGTGGAATAGTACCACTAAAGTTCTTGACACAACATTTGAAAATGTCATAAGAGTTGAACAAGAACAAACATCAACATTCCAAGAAGGTATCCAGCTTGAGCAGGGTACAGAACTTCTTCTTCCCGAAGGTATTCTTCTTGAGGACGAACAAGAGTTTGATGATACTGAAGGTATTCTTTTAAATGGTACAGGAACATTTACACCATTACCTCAGACCTTTACATATAAAGTTCAAGTTTACTATAGCACAACACTAGAACAAAATATATTTTATATTAATGGTACACCACAAGCAGAATTAGTTTTGTATGAAGGTAATACTTATTACTTTGACTTGTCAGACCCGACACTATACAATGTTGCGACAACAGGTCAACACATACTAAGACTATCTGAAACTCTTGATGGAACTCATAACAGTGGTACTGAATATACTACTGGTGTTACAAAATCAGCTGCGTCAATAGACATTGGTACAAATGGAGCATACATTCAAATTGTTGTTGCATCAAACGCACCTGTATTATATTATTATTGTACTAATCATTCTGGTATGGGTGCTTCCATTACAACTAATGTATATGATACTATAGTTCTTGATGAAGGTTCTAATATAATCATAGATGGTACTGATAGGTTCGATCATTTCTTTTTACAAGAAAGTGGTACAGTAGGAAATGCAACGGATAGGATTCAACTTGAAAGTCAAGGTGTTGGTGGTTTTTTATTAGGTGAAGATTTTGATTCTAACCAAAGTAAACTCGTACAACAATCGACATCTGGTGGAAAACTTTTACAAGCAAGTATTCGCAGAGAAAACGATACAACAAATGCTCTTAGTCATCAATTCATTATTCTTAATGGAACAGATAGTTCTAGTTCAAATGCTAATTCTAAACTTGCAAACGAAGATTTTGGTAATACTCTTATCTTAGAAGCTACTGATGCTAATGGAACAGATGCAAGAGATGGGTTCTTATTAGATGACGAAACTGGTAATGGTCAAATCACTCTTGATTCAACTGCAACTGGTTTAGTTGATGCTGGTAACCATATCATCAATGAAGACCCAATAGATTTTTCTGGAAAAGATGTTATTATTCAGGATTCAGGTGGTGCAGTTGGAACAGTTGTTACAGCTGATATTGCTACTGGTACAACGAGTGTTAGTGTGTTATCTACTACAGATTCAGATTATGCTAATGTTCAACATAGACTTGGTGAAGATTTGATTCGTATTCAAGACTCTTATTATTATCAAGACTTTTCGTATGAAGTTCAGATTGGTGCATCATTT